GTATCGCAGGTGCTGCGTGTGGGAAAAAACGCCCATAATTATTTAATCTACTCGCGTAGTTAATACGTACAGTGTGTGGCTACCTGTAGTAGCTACAGCGCTTAAAGAGCATCCCTGAGGTATTGTAATTACCATCTTGTCGTCATTGTCCATCAGGAAACCAGTCTCAGTAGTTACGCCTGTATTTCCTATGTAGGTATCGCCTTTAGTGTGTAGATGAACATACTGCGTTACATTGTCTAAACTTACGATCGTCTGCGCCGTCGTAGTTACTGTTACCTTACTGCTCGTAGTTGCCATTATCTTTTATCCTCTTTTATTCCTAACGATATTTCGTTAGCAATCTCTATATCTTGCTGAGCGCTTTGATGCCTAGCCGTTACGTACTTAGCGTAATCCTTATGATGCTCTCTGGTTAGCCAGTAGCTGCGCTTATGAGGTAGCTGTACGCCAGTGTGAGCGTACATCTTATAGCCCATAGCTTTAACGCGGATACTAAAGAATATGTCCTCACCTACCCACGCTTGGTTAATTGGCATATCTCTATAAAAGCACCATAGATCGCCTTCATTAGTTTTATCTTGATGCTCTCTCATTTTTTCAAAGACTGAGCGATGTATAAGTATGCAACCAGTACCAGCCGCATCTATCTCTACTATGCTCTCCTCTGGATACTCGTGCATAGCATAAAGGCCAGTGTCCTCACCTATCTTAAAGACGCAAGGTACAGGCTCAGGGTAAACGTTTTGAGTATCCCAGGCAGCGTGGACAATACCGCTTACAATAGGTCTTTCATCTTTATCAGCTGCAGCTACTAACTTCTTAAAATTCTCTACTGTAATTATCTGGTCTGTATCTATCTGTAATAGCCAGTCGTCGGTAGTTTTCTCCAGAAATGTAGCTACTACTTGATTACGCAGACGACTTATAACGCCTGATCCTTCAAGACTTATCAGCTGTCCTAGCTGTGACTGACTACGTGCTATATCGATTAGGCTGGTTGCGAACATCGCGTGCCACTGTCCAGGTGAACAGACGCCTATCGTTATCTTTTCTCTTAGATCCATTTATGTCCCTTATCTCTCAATTAAGTACTAAATTTAGCACTAAACGTACAGTTTAATACCAATTATGGCGCTTATGAAAGTGTAGCGCACTGCAGAAATCACCGTAGCGATGGCGCACATATCCGATTCCCCAGTGAATTTGCTCTAAAGGGGAAGCTAGAAATTTATCTATCTGTTTTTTACTCTTACCCTTCATATGTCTCTGAGGTATGCCGTAATCGTGTGTAGGAGATTTAGCCTTATATCTCCAGTTACTCTCTTTAGTCCAGAGCTTGACCATACATTTAACCTCGTATGGCTCTACGTGTTTAGCTGCGTACTCTTGCAGGCCTTGCGGTGTTGCTAGTGTTATTGCTAGAAATATCGATCCCATTAGTAGCATTTGTATCTCCTATTAGGTAGATGATGGCTCTCATTAGGTACTGTCTGTTTTCCTCAAAAGACGCTATACCGCTATTACAGTCGTGACAGAGTAGGCCTCTTATCTCCTGTGTTTTATGGTTATGGTCTATGGATAGGCGACTTTGTGTATTGGCTACATCGCAGATAGCGCATTTATGATTCTGCTTTTCGAGCAGCTGTCCATACTCATATTTTACCCTACGCATTATCCATCTGGCTAGATTTCGACAGTTATTACAGTGATGGCGTCTCTTATCATTTGCTTTATTACGCCAGCCAAAATCATCTATAGGAAGTATCTTGTCGCAGGTGTTGCAGTGTTTATAGCCGTTAGGCGTCGCTTTCCGAGTCCGTCTCGTCATCTATGTCCTCATCTGAGTCCGCGTCTAGGCCTAAAGCGTACTGCCTATCCTTCTCGCTTAAACTGTTGAACATAACTAATACGCTACTTACAGATCTACTAAGTAATGATTCGATAGCGTCAAAAGATAGAGACTGGTCTGTGTTTATCTGTGTTGATACTTCTCCAATAGATATATCTATCGTTAGTTGCATCTCTATCCCTTCACTGGTAAGGGTTTATCTGTTGGTTTTATTATATTTTATTTTATGTATTTTTATATATATGACCTGATACCAGAGCTAGAGGAGAAATGCCCCCCTACCCCCCATTAATTAAAAATAATTAATAGTGAGTAGTGGAGGATCTCTACAGCTGTGTTTAGATCTTGATGACCGTCAACCGTCGCCGTCGGAGTTCCTGCCCCCAGTCTTACGACCAGATAAAACTATAGACCATACTGGCGACAAAAGAGAAAAGGACTGCCACCGCAGATGGTAGGCAGTCCCAGTCTCCTTACGCGTACCCTCAGTAGCGTAAGCCTATGTATCTATATAGGCCAAGCCCCCAGAGAGGCTAAAAACGGCCTTACAGCCTCTTTATAGGGCATATAATCGTATAGCCTGTCCTTAGGTATAAACCAGGTTTCCTCATCCTCTAGCTTATACTCGTCTATACGGCCTAAATAAACAGGGTAGTAACCTACTAAAAACAGGGTACTAAGTGATGAGCCTTGCACTAGGAAAGCAACATCGCCATCGCGATCGTAATGACGCAGTATGAGATTATTAGAGCGCGACCAGCGCACCTCGACATTATCGCCTACGTCAGCCTTATCCTTAAAAGTGTTAAGGCCGTTCCAGTCAAGTCCTAATAACCTGGCTACGCCTATCTCAGCGCCGTAAGCCATCTGCATCTCGTACTTACGCTCGTAGTCATTTTTCCAGGGTACGGCTCTAGTGTGAGGGTTATCCGTCTCCTGTGTTTTTTTTGACCACTCGATAAAGAAATCAGCCGCCTGTCTAGCTAATTTCATATCCAGATCGTGTAAGGGTAGCGGCCTCATTTTTTCCAGGGCTTACCCTCTAAAGACATTGGCGTACATTGTTCAGTGTATGGCTTACGCTGACAAAATAAACCTTCATAAGGCTTACCGCTGTTGCTTGTCCCAGATCTATAGACGCGGCAGGCCATCTCTCTATGGTTGCAATATGGCTCACCCTCAGGCGGTACTACTTTCGTAGGCTCTGCCTCTGGTCGCTGTTCATTTAGAAAAGCTGCTAGCTCAGCGTTATCAGTCTCTACAGGCTTAAGAGGTGGTACAGAGCGTAGAGCTGGCGTGAAAGGTGTAGTCGCCAGCTCTACGCTCGAACCGTTGCTATCTGCTCCCCATAGATCGAGAGCGACGCCAAAACGCATCGCTGCATTTTTTATAGCGTCACTAATAGCTGTCTTAACCGCATCGGCCCCTTTTTGATGCGGCTCAGATGCACCGTAACCAATTCTAGTTACGCCGCATACTGTAAGTCTTATCCATAGGCCGTTAAATTCATCTAATACAGGTGAGCCATTATCAGATATAGCCATAGGCTGCCAATACCACGCAGGATCTACAGAGATTAATCTATCTGTGACGACTGCGTGATTTATAAAATTATAGGATCTCTGTCCTACATTTTTTGCTTCTATCTGATCATCTCTGAAAGGCGCTCGTAACGCTTTAGCTTTGTCCTCGTTCACACTAATTTCCTCCAATTTTTCTTAGCTAAAAAAGTTACTGTTAAATAAGCGTCTGGATTATCTATTTCTGATTTAATTTCGATGCTTATAGGATTTTTATAAAATCCTTTTAAGATAGCCGCTAGTTTTTTTGCTGTTGGTTTTTCACTTATTAGTGTTGGCATTACTCAATCTCCTTGCGTCTCTGTGACTCGACATAAACATTTAACCAGGGCAGCGACGTCACTCGATGCTCTCGTATTGCATCTAATACAGCTGCTCGACCCTCAGGAGAGAAGCGCGTAGAGACGTATGGAGCTTTAGTATCAAGTCCTATAAAAGGCAATACCTCACCTGTCATAGTGCTAAATATCTGGCTTTCAGGTGTAATCGCTAAGGTGTCTAAGAATTTTTTACGAAATGACTCGCGCACCTTAGGCTCTATCTCACTAGGAAAATTCTCTGTAATCCAAGTTACTAAAGCCTTTTCGTCAGTAACTACAAAAGATACATCTCGACTAACTAAGGTTATCTTTGCTACCTCTTGATTATCGATAATGGCTTTTGTCATATCAGCGCCTACATTAGTTAGCTCATCTCTAGCTAATTCTTTTAATGTATTAGTCGCCTCTGTTACTGCATCCTTTATTACCGTTAGCGCTGCTAATTCTGACGCTATCTCTTTTAAGTTCATTTACACACCTACCAGATCTGAAATCGGTTTAATATCGCTAAGGTCGTCGACCAAGTAGTAACTACCGCTAGGATGCTTAGATGGAGCAGCTACTACGTAACCGTTCCACTTAATATCTACACCCTCGCGCCATTTACCAGGGAAAGTCATATCGGCAGATGCCCAGTAGTAGTAATGAAATCCATTACCTGTCTTTATACGTCTGGTCTCTGTTAGGCCGTCTATCGTGCCGCCATTACGTAGATCTACGTCAAAGACGACTAGATTAGATGGCTTACAGGCTATGCCTATGTTTATGTCAGGCTGAGACTTGAACCACTTATGAACAACTTCTATATCGTCTGTGGCGCTATGTAGTCCACGTGGAGCTAATCTCTTATGAGGCTGTTTAGCTGCTACGCCTAAAGGCAAAATCTTAAAGCCCAGAGCTGCATATGTAATCGCGTAGTTATAAATACGGTTCATTATTGCTCGTATCTTGTCGATGGATGCCTACGAGCCGCTACGCGACCACGCACGAATCCTCTTTGATGACCGTTATAGTGACCGTAGTAATAACCAGACATAAAAATACCTATAGCACATAGGAATATAAATAGATCTGTGTACTCTTTTATAAATTGCATATCTGTCCCTTTGTCTGGAGGGTTGAGGGGTTCCAGACCACATAATGGTACTACTGCCTCCAGACACTTAGGCAACGCGACACGCCGACCTCTAGGGTTACTTTAGGGTTATATCCGAGGCTCTTTAGGAGCGCTGGATTACCTACGCGGTAGGCGACGCCTTTAGGAGCGCCTTCATCGACCTCTACGACTGGTTTATAGCCCACCTGACGAACCACTAGGTTAAATAGCTCCATAAAGGTCGTAGGCCTGCCTGTAGATAGGTTTATGTTTATGCTCAGACGGTCTTTAGCTAGTAGCAGGGAGGCCTCTACTATGTCGTCTATGTGTATCCAGTCCCTAGTAGTTAAAGCCGATCCCCAGATAGTAAAAGGATCGGCTTTACGAGCAGCTCTTTCCATAAAGCTAGGAAATGGATAATCCAGGCTTTGATCCTCACCGTAACCGCTAAAGGGTCTAAGTACTGTAACGCTTACACCTTCGCGTCTTAGATGCTCGCAGAGCATCTCTCCAGTCAATTTAGCCCATCCGTAGGTATAGTCTGGCAGACGTATATCTCTAAGGTTTATATCGTTTTCTGTAAGCATTCTTTTTAGCTCTAATGTCTGTAGCTCTACAGGGTAGGCAGCGCTAGAGCTAAAGTAGAGAATATGTCCAGGCTGTGTACGCATAGCCCAGGATGCCATCTCGCTATCTATTGATAGATCTACCGCCAGAGATAGCGGACTACCCTCGATAGTCTGCCTACCTCCTACGACTGCCGCAAGATGTATCAAAAGGTCGAAATATGTGTCATCGCGTCTAAAGAAATCTCTAGCATCGATACCGTCTTTTATGTCGACATATGTGACGTTATAATCTAATAAAGCATATGTAAAGTGACGACCTACAAAACCTCGATTACCAGTGATTAAGATTTTCACGATAAAGCTACTACTAAGTCTTTATAAAATTGGCTGTTAATAAAGTCCTCGTAGATTAATCTATCGTGGCTGTAATACTGCTCTGAATTGACTCGTGCGTAATGATCATCCATAGCACCTTTCGCGGCTAGTGGATGCATATGCTCGATTACTATGTTTTCTGCATAAAACAGGCCATTAATATCCTGGCCTAATTTTTTCCAAAAATTATCTAGGTATAGATGCTTAGCTTTAGGCTGACACATACCTTTAAGGTTTTCTACTATGCCTCTGGTCATTAGACAGGCAGTAGGTAGATTAGCGCCTTGCAGTAAATCATTACCGTACGCTATTCCCTGTCTATTACCTGGTATCTGTAGAGCTAAAAGATAGTCCCAGAAATCGGTACGCGGTACGTGATCATCTCCTAGAAAACCAAAATAGGTATAGCGATCGTATTTAGTATCGTCTAGTAAAACCATCGCAGCCATATTAAGAGGCTGAGCCATACCAGCGGCGGTTATGTGATTAGTTATTATGTTTATGTCGTCTATCGCTTGATAATCGCGTAGCGACCAGTCATCTATATCGCAGACAAAGTATAAATCTGCTACAGCTTTAGTATCTTTCCAGGCTTTAAGAAGCCTTTTTGCGTTTTGTGGCCTTCCCCTGGTCGGTACAATGAATACACTTTTTTGCATTTTGTCCCTCTCGATCGTGGTCTTTGAGATGCGTGAATAGCATACGCCTTAGCTCTCTTAGATCGCCTAAAACTTCATCGGCAAAACCATTAGAGACTGGGCGGCTATTCTTTTCTGCACGTGAGGCGAATATAGCGGCTACCCCTGATATGGTCGCAGCCGCTATAACGCCTAGCTGAATTAAAAGACTATCCACGTCCTAGCTCGTCCTTAGGATTTAGATACCGCATAAGAGGCGGTAATACGGCAGCTGCCGCAGCGCTAGTTAAACCTTTAATAGTTACGTCGCCAGTAGCTAGGTAATAAGCTAAAGCTGCGCTAAACGCGGCGCGACCCCAGGAAGCTACCACCTGTTGCGCTGTCTTGATTTGTTTTTTCTGTTTCGCCTTCATCGGTCTCCATTTCTAAACCTCTTATTAAGGTCTCGACTTGCACTGCATTTAGAGCTATCTCGAAATGCATCTCATCCTTACGGTTACGATAATTACCGCCCCATCTTAAACCATATTTACGGCATAAACGGTTGATTACCCTTACTTGATCGTCATTAAAAGTACCTACAGCCGCTAGTGGATGCTGAGTAGCATTGAGATCTATAGCAGTGCCGCTACTGTGATTAGAGACTACGGTATTAGATCCTCTGACCTTGCGATAGCAATAGCCCCAGTCGTCTAGGGTTTTACTCTCGTCTATAGGCTCGACTAGCTTATGAAATTCTGCAGCAAAACCAATTAATAAAGGCGCTACAGGTTTAGCTACACGTAGTTTTAGATCTGTCCCAGGGACACGCTTACGAACTATATCTATAGCCTCTGGATCTGCAGACGCAGGCCATCCGTTAGCGCTCTTTTCCATAATCTATAAAGATTGTGCTAAGCGGTGGGCTTACCTAGTGTGAGCCCATCAGGAATCGGCTGGTCATAATCCCAC